GGTTTTGCGATTATTGCAATTTTAGGTTTCCACTAAAGAGGCTTAAAAACGAAGTCGTAAAGACCAAACAAACGCAGATCAAAGCGTGTCCTCAATGCTGGTCGATGGATCATCCGCAGTTGCAGCTTGGCATGTACCCGGTCAGCGACCCAATCGCCATACGAGATCCGCGTCCAGACACGAACACTTGGTACTCGTCTGGTGTGACTGCTACGGGCTCGTTCGGCGGGGGTAGCCGGGTGATTGAGTGGGGCTGGAACCCGGTTGGTGGGTCCAGAAGTTTTGATGCCGCCTTGACGCCAAATGCCTTGGCACCAAGTGGTTTAGTAGGTACAGTCACCGTTATAACGGCATAGGAGCCATGATGGAAAAAGCAATGCGTAAGGTTGCCAAGCAAGAAGTTGGCAAGCACGTGAAGGCCATGCACAGCAAGGGCTTCAAAAAGGGTGGTCCCACCTCTGAGGACCGCATGCGCCTGGGCAAGAATATGTCCCGCGCCATGAACCAGAAGACGGGGTGAGCCATGGGCAAGATCACAAAGCTGCCGCCTGCCAAGCAGGCATACCCCCAGGAAGCCGAGAACCCTCGGGACCTCTGCATGGTGGTGAACAACATCTCCAAGCATCCTGCTCCATCCGCCAAAACTTCCGGCATCAAGCAGCGTGGGTCTGGTGCTGCTACGCGGGGCTTCATGTCTCGCGGGCCGATGGCGTGAGGTGAGCCTTGGACTACGCTGCGCTCAAGGTTGCCTGCGAGGATTACGTCGAGAACACGTTCTCGGCGACTGACTTTGCCACAATGACGAAGTTGGCAGAGCAGCGCATCTACAACTCTGTTCAGCTTCCGGCGCTTCGGAAAAACGTTACTGGTACGTTGACGTCTGGCAATCAGTACCTGTCCGCGCCGACAGACTTCTTGTCTGTCTTCAGTCTTGCAGTCATTGATGCTTCAGGAAACTACGAGTATCTGCTGAACAAGGATGTGAACTTCATCCGCTCCGCGTTTCCTAACCCGTCCACGACGGGTACTCCAAAGTACTACGCGCTGTTTGGCCCTGACTCGTCAAATTTGACGGAGTTGACGTTCATCCTTGGGCCGACGCCCAGTGCGAATCTGTCAGCAGAACTGCACTACTTCTACTACCCGGTCAGCATTGTCACTGCCGGTACGTCTTGGTTGGGCGACAACTTTGACTCCGTGCTGTTCAACGCGGTGCTGGTCGAGGCTGCTCGGTTTATGAAGCAGGAGCCTGACATCGTGGCCGATACGGACAAGCAGTACGTGCAGTCCCTGACGCTGCTGAAGAACCTGGGTGATGGCAAGAACCGTCAAGATGCCTACCGCAGTGGGCAGGTAAGGACACAGGTGATCTGATATGGCTATCGTTCAAACGATGACCACCAGCTTCAAAGCGGAGCTATTCACGGGCACCCAGGTTTTTGGTACGGACACGTTCAAACTTGCCTTGTACACTTCTGCTGCGGATCTAGGCGCTGCGACCACGGTCTATTCCTCAACCAACGAAGTGGCTGCAAGCGGGTCATACGTTGCTGGTGGCGGGACGCTGACAGGCGTAACAGTGGCAAGTTCTGGCACTACCGCTTGGGTGACGTTTGACAATATCTCATTTACCTCTGCGACCATCACGGCCCGAGGAGCGTTGATATACAACTCCAGCAAGGGAAATAAATCTGTCGCGGTGCTGGACTTTGGGCAGGATAAGTCCTCCTCTAGTAGTACGTTTACCGTCCAGTTCCCTGTTGCAAATGCAACCAACGCAATCATTCGTATCGCGTAAGGAAATACCATGTCCATGACCAACGCCGCCGAAGCGGCACTTCTCGACCTTCTGTTCCTGAACGTCGATTGGGCGAACATCGGGGACGCCGCTGGCCTGCAGAACTCGGCTACGGCAGGCTCGTTCTTTATTAGCTTGCACAGCGCAGACCCTGGAGAGGCGGGCAACCAGAGCACCAACGAGATCAGCTACACCGGCTACGCCCGCGTGGCTGTGAACCGCACCGCAGGCGGCTGGACGCGAACGGTGTCTACCATTGCCAACACCGCGCTGGTGCAGTTCGGTCAATGTACGGCGGGCACCGCCACGGCCACACATTTCGGCATCGGCACGGACTCCAGCGGCGCGGGCAATCTGCTGCTCAAGGGTGCGCTGAACAGCAGCCTGTCGATCAGCAACGGCATCCAGCCGCAGTTCGCTGCCGGTGCCATGACCGCCACCGTGGACTGATGTGACTCTGCGGTACTTTTGCGCCCACTGTCTGCGAGGCCTTGAGCTTGTGGACAACGAGGTGCAACAGTGCCCGGAGCACCCAGATGGCGCGGTGGATTGGCATGTTGAGGTGACACCCGATGTCGCTGAATAGCGTTCGCGTGCTGGGCGATGCTGCGGATGGCAGCAACACTTGGCAGTCATTCTTCTACAAGACCACAGGCCCCAACGTCGGCGGGCGCTGGGTGGACACCTCGGTGGGTTCGGGCATCCCGGTCTATCAGGCTTACGTCGGCTCACAGTTCCAGGCCACACCTGTCTACGGCGAGGGCAACCGGGGCATCTACGCCGGGCCGACGCCGCCAGTCGGGCTGACCAAGTACCTGCACGCCATGTCCATCGGCACAGCGGGCGTGGGGGTGCCGTCGCACTTCATGCTGTGCGACTACCTCATGTTCTACCCGCTGGTTGACGGCGACGATGCCGACCCGCAGGCGATGGACAACGCGCTCACGCTGCCCAGATACATGGATGGCCATGGCGTGAGGCTGATGTGCGTGATTGCAACGCCGACTGCAAACTCGGTGCAGTGCACGGTCAACTACACCAACAGCAATGGTGTGGCGGGTCGCATAGTGACCTTCGGGGTCACTGCATCGGGCAACATTGGCCTGATCGGCAACACAGGCAGCGACAGCATCGTAAGCACGGCGGTGAGCCCGTTCGCGCCCCTGGCTAATGGCGACAAGGGCATCCGGTCGATTGAAAGCGTCACCTTCTTGGGTGGTGCGGGTGGGTTTGTGAACTTCGTGCTGGTCAAGCCGCTGGCGCAGATTCAGATCTTCGAGGCCAACACACAAGCCGAAAAGACGTTCTTCAATCAGAACGCCAACGTGCCTGAGATCAAAGAAGGCGCGTATCTGAACATGATCGCGCTGTTGAACACAACCAACTACACCCCCCTGCGCGGGTGGGTGCAATTTGTCTGGGGATAAAGCATGCCTTTCTCATCGATGGATGATCTGATCAACGAGATGACCAGCGGCAAGTTCAGTCGTGCCGACTGGAACAAGCTGACAGGCGCTGCCGCCTACGCGGCGGGCCGGTGGTATGACATGAGCAACCTGAACGGCACTCCCGTGGCAAACGCTTGGGCGGGCACTGCGCTGGCGTGGCGCACTTGCGATGAGGCCACGGGCAACGGCACGCAGATCTTCGGCATCCCGCACGGTGGCAACGTCAGCCCGGACACCAAGCACATCCTGAACGTCTCGGCAGTGACGGCGGTGGCCACGGGCGTGCCTGCACAACTGATGCTGGTGGACCTGCAAGGCTACTGGCCCGGCATCAGCAACAACAGTGCTGTGGCTCAGACGCTGACGGGCACGCCGAGCCTGCGCTACACCAACGGGGCCGGGTGCCGACTGTTCTGGGTGCAGACCGCCGCAGCGGGTGCCACGGCCCAAAACATCGCGCTCAGCTACAGCAACACGGTGCCGACTTCGGGCAGGGCGCTGCCGGTCACAGTCGCCATGACTGCCTCGGCGATTGCAGGCCACATCAGCCAC